TGGGTTGAAGAGGCTCAGAGTTTAAGCTATCGTAGTTTGAAGCTATTGAGGCCAACGATCAGAAAGGAAGGCTCAGAGATTTGGTTCACTTGGAACCCAGAGAATGACTCTGATCCTGTTGATGTGCTTTTGAGAAGTGAGATAAAGCCTAAGAATGCAATCGTAAAGAAAGTTAATTATAAAGATAATCCCTGGTTTCCTGATGTCCTGGAAGACGAAAGGCAATTTGATAGGCAGCACGACCCAGATGGTTATGGTCATACTTGGGACGGTGATTATGTCACAGCTTCAAAAGCCAGGGTATTTAAGAATTGGATAGTTGAAGAGTTTGAAGCTCCAGCGGATTCAATGTTTAGGTTCGGGGCTGACTGGGGTTTCTCGGTTGATCCTACTACTCTGGTTAGGTGTTACATGGTCGGCAGGAAGATATATATTGATTATGAAGCGTATCAAGTTGGCTGTGAAATAAAAGACACGCCAGATCTTTTTATGACTGTCCCTGAGTCTGAAATGTGGCCAATTGTCGCTGACTCTGCTAGACCTGAAACGATAAGTCATATCAGGAAGCACGGTTTTCCTAAGATTATGAAAGCTATCAAAGGACCTAAGAGTTTAGAGGAAGGGGTTGCTTTCGTTAAAACTTATCAATTAATCATACACCCTAGATGTGAGCACGTTATTGATGAGCTTACACATTACAAATATAAGCTTGACCCAGCCACAGAGAAGCCTACAAGCATATTGGAAGACAAGCACAATCATGTCATTGATGCCCTTCGTTATGCAGTTGAGAACGTGAGGCGAGCAGTTAAGGCAAACAAGACAATAGATCATAAACCTATTCCAAGAGTAAACAAATGGTAAAAGAGACGCATCTAGATAAATTCGATAAGCTATTCCCAAAGAGAAAAGAACTGACTGAAGCAGCAAAGAAGCCAGTAACTCAAAATAACGACAAAAAGCAGCTAGATAACTCAAAATAACGCTTAATATCAATATTGCCCGGTAGCATAATGGTAGTGCTAGCGAACGTATGCGCTTGTGTGGGGTTCGATTCCAACCCGGGCATTTTTTATTGACACTAATGCTGATTTAATATAATACTACTACTCGCTAGGGTAAAACGCAAATGACCCTAGAACAAGCAGTTAGAGTTTGTTCATTGCCAAGTTTATCCTTGGTTGTGATTTCAAGGTGGTTTGAAAGAGTTTGTCTGAGCAAAACTTTCACTGAGTCCAGTCTTAAAACACTGGGCTTTTTTTATACCCTTCAATATGTTGATGTAACCTAAAATAACCAGTAAAACCCCTCAAGTAACGCAAAATAACCCGCTATAACAAAGATGTGCTTTACAAATGGAAAAGCTTATCTAAAATGGGGCCATGAAGTACCCCTCTAGAACCTCAAATAAGCCCTCTAAGGTAACGCATGAGAGTGCGCTTCTGTGGTTCAACAACATTCAGACAGCTGTTAGGAATGAGAGGCTACAATGTTTACAGGATCGACGTTTTTACTCAATCTCTGGTGCTCAGTGGGAAGGCCCGCTAGATAAGCAGTTCGAGAATAAGCCTAAGTTTGAAGTCAATAAAGTCCACTTAAGCGTCATTAGAATAATTAATGAATACCGAAATAACAGAATATCCGTAGATTTCACTTCAAAGTCTGAAAATGACAAACTATCTGACCTTTGTACTGACTTATATAGAGCTGATGAACAAGACAGTTCAGCTGAAGAAGGCTATGATAATGCTTTTGAAGAGGGAGTAGGTGGAGGCATTGGAGGTTGGAGGCTAAGGGCTGAATATGAAGATGATGAAGACGCAGACGACGACTATCAACGCATTAGATTTGAGCCTATTTATGATGCTGATTCTTCTGTGTTCTTTGACTTAGACGCAAAGAAGCAAGACAAATCTGATGCAAAATATTGTTTCGTCATAACTTCAGTAAGTCCTGAAGCTTATAAAGAAGAATGGGACGATGACCCGGCGTCATGGCCTAAGTCTGTGCCGCACTATGTCTTTGACTGGAGCACTCCAGATGTTGTCTATGTCGCTGAGTTGTATGTTATTGAGAATATCACCGATGAAGTTGTTATATTCCAGGGTTTAGACGAAAAGGAAGTTCGACATAGAGAATCAGAGCTAAAAGAAGACCCTGAAATACTTGAGACTTTACTAGCTACAGGTTCAAAAGAGATTAGGCGCAGGAAAATCAACTGCCGTCAGTGTCACAAATACATTTTGTCAGGTGGTAAGATTCTTGAAGATGCAGGAATAATTGCGGGTAAGATGATTCCTATTGTTCCTAGCTATGGGAAACGCTGGTTTGTAGACAACATTGAAAGATGTATGGGTCATGTCCGATTAGCTAAGGATGCTCAAAGACTTAAAAATATGCAACTGTCAAAGCTGGGAGAAATATCCTCTTTAAGCACAGTTGAAAAACCTATTGTTACACCCGAGCAGATTGCAGGCCATCAAGTTATGTGGTCAGAAGATAACATAGCGGATTATCCTTACCTATTGATAAACCCTATCACTGGACCCAATGGCGAACCAATGCCTTCAGGTCCTGTAGGTTATACAAGAGTTCCGCAAATACCTCCAGCAATGGCAGCGCTTCTACAGATTACAGATATTGATATGAAGGAAGTGCTCGGTTCACAAGAAGCAGGTGAGCAACTTCAATCAAATGTGAGTGGCAAAGCTGTCGAATTAGTGCAGGGTAGACTTGATATGCAAGTATTTATCTATATGTCCAATTTCTCCAAAGCAATGAAACGATCAGGCGAAATCTGGCTTTCAATGGCTAAAGACTTATACACTGATAAAGGCCGTAAAATGAAAAGGGTTTCTGCTAGTGGTACTTCATCAATGATTGAGTTGATGGAAAGCACAGTCAATGAAGAAACCGGAGAAACTGAATATTTAAATGATATTTCTCAAGCTAAAATGGACATCAACGCTGAAGTTGGTCCTTCATCTAGCTCTAAAAGATCTGCAACAGTAAAGGCTTTAACGGGCATGATGCAAGTAACAACTGATCCTGAAACTTTACAAGTGTTGTCTGCTGCTTCTATGATGAATATGGAAGGCGAAGGCATAAGCGACATTAGAGAATTCTTTAGAAAGAAACTCGTTACTATGGGTGCAATGAAGCCCACGGATGACGATATTGCAGAAGCTGAACAGGCAGCAGCGAATGCAGAGCCAACAGCTAACGATAAATACTTAGAGTCAGCAGCTGAAGAGGCAGAAGCAAATGCAGCCGCAGCAAGAGCTAAGACAGTCGAGACAATCGCAAACGCTGAATTGAAAAGAGTTCAAGCAGACAAAACACAAGCTGATATTGAGAAAGTCGTAACAGAGACTGAGTCAGCACAACAAGATATGAGCCTCCAGGTGAATCAAGCTATCAATGAAGAGCTTATTCAACTTAAATTAGATGCTCAACCGCAAACGGTTTCCCCCGCGCCGCAAGGTGGGGAGTTAGGTCAATTAAGGTAAATTTTATGTCAGAATTAGCAGAAGAAGGAGTGATCGATCAAGTCGATGAGGAAATCATTGAAGACAATGAAGCTGTAGCAGAAGACGGTAACACAGCACCAATTGAGGAAAGTGAGGAAATTATTGATGAAGTAGAAATCTCTATAGGTGATGAGTCGCTAACATCAGAAGAAGAAGATGATTCAACAGCGCCAGCTTGGGTAAAAACAGTTCGTGAGCAGTCAAGGACAACAAGTAAGGATAATAGAAAACTTAGCAAAATAGTAAAAGAGCAAGAGCAAGAGATATTGAATTTGAAAAGTGGACGAGGGGCAGAATCTCCTGAGCCACCAACAAAGCCAACCTTTGAAGGCTGTGATTATGATGAAGGTAAGTTTGAAAATGCTATATCTGATTATAAAGACTGGGAAAGAGGACAAAGTGAAAATCTAAAAGCACAACAAAGCGAAGTCGACGAACAGAATAAGGCTTGGACTAGTAAGCTTGATAATTACGAGACCTCCAGAAGTGAACTTAAGGTTAAACATTTTGAGGAAGCTGAAGATGTGGTTCGTTCTACTCTAAGCGACGAGCAAAGAGGATATATTATAGACGGCGCTTCAAATCCCGCTCTGTTAGTATACGCTATAGGTAGAGACCCTAAGAGAGCAGAAGAATTATCTAAAATAAAAAACCATACGCAATTTATCTTTGCGTTGGCAAGACTGGAGAAAGACGTGAAAATGACCAAAAAAAGACCAACCCCTCCACCTGAAGGCAAGATCACAGGATCGGCTAATTCATCTGGTTCAGCTTCTAATTCACATCTTGATAGATTGAGAGAGGAAGCTGTAAAATCTGGAAGCGTAGCGAAAGTTATGGCTTACAAAAGACAAATGAAAAACAAATCATAAACTAATATTTAAAAAGAGATAAAAATGGCTAATAGTTTTAGTAAAGAAGAAGTCGTAGCATTCGAGCAAATCCTCGAAGGCTTTGATGATAAAGAATTGCTTGCAAAGAAAGTTAGAAAGTATCAAACTTCTGACACAACTATGGAACGAGCTTCAGACATAATCTGGAGACCTCAACCTTATATCGCTCAGTCTTTTAACGGCATGGATCAGACTGCTAATTTTGGCGACAAAACACAGCTTTCAGTACCTGCAACTTTAGGTTTTGAGAAATCATCTCCTTTCGTTTTAGATGCTAAAGAGCTTAGAGACCAACTTCAAGAGGGTCGCTTAGGTCAAGCAGCTGCTCAGAAATTAGCTTCAGATGTAAACGTTGCAATCATGAACGTAGCCGCACTACAAAGTACACTAGTTGTGCCTGTATCTACTGCTGCTGGTGATTATGATGATGTTGCTCTATGTGATTCAATCATGAATGAACAAGGTATTGACGCTGAAGATCGCTATTTATGTCTTGCAAGTCGTGATTATAACGGCATGGCTGGTAACTTGGCTCAAGCTTCTAGAAGTTTTGGTAACAGTAAATCAGATGAAGCTTACGAAAAAGGCTATGTCGGTAATATCGCAGGTTTTCACACAGCTAAACTTGACTATGCAAACCGCATTACGGCGGCTGCTGGTGGTGGCTCTCTTACTATTAATACACAAGTTGGTGGTTCTAACTTCCATACTCCAGTGTCTACTAGTACAGCAGGAACAGGCGAAGTAAGCAACGTGGACAACCGTTATCAAGTCATAACAATATCTTCAACGACTAATGTTGTTGCTGGTGACTGTTTCACAATCGCTGGAGTTGAAGCTCTGCATCACATCACTAAGAACTCAACGGGTCAATTGAAGACCTTCAGAGTTATCAGTAATGATTCTGGAACAACTTTGACAATCAGTCCTCCTATTGTTTCAAATCAAGGGTCTACTGATGCCGAAGCTCAATATCAAAATGTTGACGTAACTACTTCAGCAACTGCTGCAATCGTATTCTTGAATACAACTGTTTCAGCTATAAACCCATTTTGGGCTAAAGATGCTTTAGAGATTCTTCCGGGTAGATATGCGGTTGATGCTGGTGCGGGTGTTTCTATCATGAGAGAGACTACAGCAAGCGGTATTGACTTGGTGTTTCAGAAGTTCTATGACATCAACACAATGAAGCATAAGTATCGTCTTGATACACTGTTTGGTGTTGTTAATAAGCAGCCAGAGATGAGTGGAATTTTACTATTCAACCAGGCTTAACATAAAACGGGCAGGCTTTCGGGTCTGCCTTTTTTCTATATGCAAAAGGATCACAAAATGGATACGTTTTTCTTATACAAATGCCCGGGACCTCATAAGTTGCCATGGGGCGTCATGTACAAGTATTCACAGATAACTAGTGAAGACGAGCTTGAACTAAGACTTAGTGAGGGATGGAGCAAAAGTATCGAAGAAGCGGCTAAATTATGTGGACCTTCTGCAATTTTTAAGAAGAGAGTAAAGAAAAATAGAGGCGTTAATAAATACGCAAAAGGATTGCCCTTAACATTACCCAGTCAGGAGGAAAT